CGCGGTGTATCTCTTTCCGCTGCGTGTGAGTCTTCCCATCCAGTCTGGGTGGACGTAGACCTTCGAGACGTAGCCGGAGTCGTCCGGCTCTTCGAGGCGGCAGTCTTGGAAGGGTACGTGGAAAATCTCGCACGGACGGCAGAGGATGTCGTAGTTGATGTGGATGGCGAAGCCGTCGAATGTGCCTTTGTCAATGGCGCACAGGTGGTGGATGTCGTTCATCGTCTCGCCCCTGCGGTTGACGACCCATGCAGCGAAGTTGGTGTCCGACAATCCCTTGCCTTCGATGAAGTCGATGTAGCGTCCGAGGCAGCCCGAGAGGGTGGAGCTGTTGCCCACCACGTTGAGCAGCCATTGCGGGTAGAGGTTGTCGGTGTCGTAGGCCTTGATGCCCCAGCGGACGTTGTATGCCGGGGTGATGCGTGGTGCCGTCTTCGGTGCATTGGACATGTTCATGGCTTATTTCCCTTTCTTGCTCTTGGGTTTCGCTTCGGGTTCTGGCTGCGGGTTGGGGTCTCCTTCGACTCCTTCTCCTTCTCTGGGTTCGATGGGTTTCTTTTCTGCCTGTTCCCATGCTGTTTTCAATCCACTAATTGCAGCCTCGATGCTTGCCGTGTCTCCACCGCCAATGACTTCCTCGAGGGTGTCTTCGCATGCGATTACCCTTTTGATACTCTCGTCTGTCAGTTGCTCTTCGACATCTTCGCGGTCATGCCTTGAGTATTCGAGCACAAGTTTCGCTTCGTCGATGATGGAGTTGTCTTTTTGCTGTTCGCTTTCCTCTGGCCACGCTTGGAATTCCTTTTCACGCGCCTCCGGGAACGTTTCAAGGTATTTCTCCGCGATTTCGTCGGTGAGGTTATGGTTGCTGTAGCAGTCGGTGCCGATCCAGATGATGACACCCGCCTTGAGTTGGTATTTGCAGTTGCTCATGTTGGTCTTGATTTTGAAGGTTGCACAGATTTCAATGAGGGCATCGGTGTAGCGGTTGCGGCATGAGCAGTTCGGGATTTGTTTCCCGAGGAGGCTCTGGTACGCCTCCGCTATGAGGTTCCGCTGCTCTTCCGAAAAAACGGAATCCCCTACCGAGACGGCTTGCGCCCTCGGTAGGAGACTGATCCGTTTCAAGAGTTCACCGTCCATGGCTTAGGCGTTGGTGGTGAGGTAGGCATTGAACTTGGTCTTGGTGGCCGAGTACGAGGTGTCGAACAGGTACATGCTGCTCGAGGGTGCCTCTGTCTCTTCCATCGTGATGAGCCAGCCGCTGCCGTAGTCACCATAGGTGTCCTGTTCGATGGCGGTGAAGTGCAGGCCGTTCTGGAATCCGAAGATTTCGAAGGCCGCGTCATTGGTGGTCTCGTTCTTGTCCTTGTTCTCGAGGATCATGACGTACTCGCCGTTGAGGATGGCATCGACGAAGCCTTCATCGACGGCGGGGTCATGGTCGGGGACGAAGAATTGGACGGTCTTCGTCATCTTGCCCGGGGAGGCTTCCTTGCTCACGCCGCTCTTCTTGGTGCCGTTGAACGGCTTGGTGCCGAACTGGACGACCTTGAAGCCGACCTTCCCGGTCAGCAGTGGCATGGTTTTGATGCTGTTCGTCGAGCTGGTGTTGAAGACAACACTACCGAAGTCGATGTCCGGGCGGTTGATGAGGATACCTTCCTTCTCGAAGCCGAAGGGGTGGTTTTTGCAGGTGGTCGAGAGTGCCTGCGAGATAAGTCCGTTGCAATTCATGGCGTTTCTCCTTTCCTTGGTTTAGTAGGCAACTTGGATGAGGTTCGGGTCGAGAATCATCGTGCCGATGGTGTCCTTCGACAGGATGTAGTTCTTCTGGTCTTTCTTGCTGAACCAGTAGTCGATTTCGGCGATGTCGTTCTGGCTCTCGGTACCCACGAGCAGGTTGTCCTTGCAGGTGTAGATGACGCGGTGAGGCAGGGCGTAGGCCGAGGTGTTGGTGGTGTTCTGCATGTAGCTGCGGATGATCTTGTCCCAGAAGGGAAGCACGAGCATCGGGATGCCGTCCCACTCGGTGTACTTGATGCCGCTGAACCACGACTCGAATTGCAGCTCCGAGCCTTTGTTGTTGCGTTTCACGTCCTGCTTCACAGCGTCCCAGACGCTCTTGGTGCAGAGGATGATCTGGTCGCTGGCCTGCGTCAGCTCGATGGGAGCGTCCTCGATGACTTGGTCGAGGAGATTGGAGGCTGTTCCGCTCACGTGCAGGGTGTTGCGCTGCTGGGCGGTGGTCGTCTCGGCGTTGGCGGCGATGGTTGTGCGGCCAATGGTGCCACCAGTAACTCCAGTGAAGATGGTCTTCCAGAAGCCGTTGATGACGTCGAAGTATTTCTTGTCGGTGCCGGGCTTCAGCGTGCCAGTGGGGTTGGTGCTGCTGTCGTAGGTGGTGGCGTTCTTGTCGCCGAAGAAGGCGAAACGCAGGAGCATCTCCAGCAGTGCCTGCTCGAGGAACGGCATGAGGATGTCGTCGATGTACTCGCTGCCTGTGAGGTCTGCGACCTTCACTTTGTGCTTGAGTGCCATCTGGGCGAGGGTGCCTTTCAGCGTCTCGTAGCAGATGTATTCGGAGACCTGCCATTCTTGGATATCCCACGTCTGTTCGGTGTTGTTGGTCACGGTGTTGTTCCACGTGACATCGCAGCCCTCGGATTTCTGGCCGAGCATCTCGAAGCCTTTCAGCAGGGCGACTTTCTTGCCGTGTTGCTGGGCGGGCATGATGCGGGCGATCTTGGACAGCTGCTCGTTTTGCATGAGGTGAGCGAAGAGGATTTCACTCAGCTTCTGTAGTGCGCCATTGGGCGCGGTGAGGTTAGAAAAGTTGAGATTCATGGTTGTCTGGATTTATTGGTTGCAAATGCGTTCATATTCTTCGTCGAGCTTGCTCTTGGGAGCTTGCGGGGCGGGTTTCTTGCCGCCTTCGGGCGCGGGCGGCTGGTAAGTGCTGCGCATGGCCTTGACCTTCTCGAGGCCTCCGCACTCGCTGATGAATGCGAGGGCTTCCGTCTCTTCGGTGGTCTTCTTCGCGCTGTTGGCCGCTTCCAGTTTGGTGGTAAGGTCGGCCACTTGTTCCTTGAGGCTCTGGTTTTCCTGCTTGAGGCTTTCCTTCTCCTCGTCGTCGGTGGGTTCGTCGGCGGGTTTCTCCTCCTCCTTGGGCTTGATCTCGGTGATCTTGCCGTTCTCGATGATGATGGTGGAGCCGTCGGGCATGTGGTGTTCGCCGTCGGGGGTGGCTTGGTCTCCGACCTGCGGTTCGCCCTCGTCTCTGTCGATTTCGAGGTCGGTACCGTCGTCGGTCTTGAGCGACATTGCCACGGGCTTCTCATCCTTCATGGCTTCGGTGATTTCCTCGGCTGTCACGCCTGCGGCCTTGCACACGCCAAGAAGGAGCTTTTTCAGTGAATTCGGTTTGCTCATGTGTTTTGTTGCTGAGATTGGTTTAACAATTTCTTGGATGAATCCAAGGTCTTTAGCTTCGTCAGCCGTGATGTATTTGTCTTCCTTCATCAAGGCTTCAAGTGTTTCTCGGGACTGCCCGGTACGCTCGGTGTAGATTTTGAGCATCCGTTCTGTCTCGTCGTGGAGGTCGTTGTACGCCTTCATCGCCTCGTCCTCGGTCATTTCCTCGCAGAAGTACCAAGGCAGGCGCGGCTTGTGGATGCAGAAGCGGCTGTTCTCGGTGGCGCGACGCACGCTCGCTGCCAGCAGGATGATTGTGGCCATGGAGCTGCATTCTCCCTCCACCTCCGCCTCGATGGTGGTGTTGGCCACGCTGCGCAGTCGGTCGTAGATGGCGTAGCCTTCGGTGCAGAGTCCGCCGTTGCAGTGGATTTTGAGGACGATGGTTCCGTCGTCCTCTGGCTTCGCTGCTATGGCCTCGTCGATGCTCCCGAAGGACACGCCGCTCTCCACGCCGAAGAAGGCGAGTTCGTAGTCTTTCTGCTCGTCATTCTTGATTTCTCCGTGTATCTTGATAATCATGGCATTG